AATTATCAGAACTAATGCTGTTTTTTTCTCGATACAAGTCCGGAAGATACGATAATTCTTTTTCTCAATTTGATGCCCGAAGGATTGGAAATGCCTTCTTTAAGGAGTTTATTCCAGAGAGACAGAAAGAAATTGACCGATGTGAGAAGCGAAAGATTATCGAAGAAGCATTAACTAGACGGGAATTACCTGCCGGATATACAATCCCCGAAGGATATAATCCCTATACTTGGTATTTGGAGACTAAGAGACGTGCTGCCAACGGAGACAAAGAAGCTATTGAGAAATTAAAATATCCCCAAGTACGATTAACATAGTGGTCTATCAGATCGCTATTTTTTTTATTTAATAACCAAAACGTTTTCCTGATGTCGGGAAGACGATCAATACAATAAAGAAAGGAGCTAATATGGGAAAAAACATTAAAGGTCTTGCTGGTTCTGCCATCTTCAGCCAAAAGACGGTTGACAAAATGAACGGCATAAATAAAACCAATAAAGGGAAGACATCCCCAATTTATATACCATCTAAAAAACGGAAATAATGGAAACAAAAAAACTTTTTACAGTAGAATTTTACGAGAAACCTGAACTGACGTTAGAAGCATTAAATCGGTTAGTTGAGGGAAAACACGTTGCAGCTCAGGATATGTACGAAGGCGGAGAGTTCTTGTATATGGAAGTCTACGAAAACGAAGATACAAAGAAGATTCTCTCTCCCGTCATATCGGATTTGGAAGCATATAAGGCTTACAATAATGAGTACTTTGTATCTGACGAAACGACTCAAATAGGTCTATGCGCCTTACAGGATGAACACGATCATTTCTTCCGTGATTTCGAAGGAAACAAAGAAATTAGATGGAATAATGATGCTGAAGCGTTCGTCTTTGCCGAAGATATGCCATCAAAATTTGACTAGTAACAAAATAAAAACGAAGTATGGGAAAAAGAACTCTACAAATAGATGTTATTGGTCCTGTTAAAGGGACTGATTTAGTGAAATGTAAATTGTATGCCGATGGACGGGTGTGCGCATTTTGGACCACCCAGTCAAATTATGAAGCTTTAATGTATGATAAAATTTTCATCCGTGATGGCAAAACTGTTGATTCCGCTGGCGTGATAAATACGACTAATACCTTCATTGAAGAATAGAAACCAAAATTCATAAAAAAATGAATAATTATAAAGAACGTTTTCTCGCTCTGTTAAGTGAGCGAGAAAAATTGATTGAAGAACAAAATTCTTATTCTCGGAAGATAAGAGAAATAGGTGAAACTATTGATAATAACAAAGATAAAATAGACTTAGTTTTTGCTGAAATGCTTAGAGATGATTATGATTTATATCAGCAATTATCTGAACCGGGAAGAAATACTGTATGTGCTAAATTTGAAAGGGATAATAACCTTGTGCAAATAAGTAGAAATATGGGGTATGACAGACCGGTTGACCGTATACGAATTGATGTAAGTAAAATGCTTTAAACAAACAAGAAAGGAATATTATGGGAGTTAAAAGAAATATAGATATAAAAAACTTTCCTAAGCAATATTCGGCAGAGGAAAGCCCAATGGGTGGTATCGGACGAAAAGTTGAAGTTTGCTTTCATTACAAAGCTGACAACACTATTTCCGGTGTGATAATTCGAGATGACAAAGAGTCGCCGTTTCGAACGTTAATCCGTCTTTACGATGGAAGAGTGGTGCTTGCTACTGAGTGCCAATTCAGGGCACTCCCTGATATAGATAGAGAAACTATCGATCTATTTACATTTAATGAATAACTGAACAGAAAGGAGCTAGTATGCTTGAACCTCAAACAAAGCAGATCACCCGGTTTGGGCTTACAATAGCTGGTTCAGATGTGTATTTCCCGAAAAAGGAAACCGCTATAAAAATTGGGAAGATGTCGCTCCGGATGAATCCGGACACTAAGTTATTTGAAGAATATCGGCTTTGGTGGTTAGAGCCTGGCAAGCCTCCTAGAATTATAGATGAGCAGAGATTTGATAGAACAATATTAATTCAATAAAATTAAGTAATGAAAGATATAGGTATCGCATTGATTTATGTTGCTTTTTTCTCTCTAATAGGATTTTCCTTGTGGGTGACAAAAAGTGTATGGGTATTATTGGCATTGATATTTACCCCTGAGTATCACAGTAAGAAAGATTAATAACTAAATAATAACGAATCATATCGAGCAACATCTCGTTATGATATTAATAAAAATAGAATATGGTTGTTCGGAATTTCCGAATAACCACAAAATAACTAACCCTTTAAAATGATACAGCCAAAGCATTACAATTATCACAACCGGTCCGGACCGCCCAAGTGCGCAAGGACTACATTAATCACTTCCGGCAAGAGAAACCGCTTGAAGGAATCTACTTCACTGACTTCATCCGGGATGTGCTTGAAAAGCGAAGCAGACGCAAGTCTGAGCACTATGCAGCCGTTTACGATGCGATCATAAAACACATTGATAACTTCTCCTCAGAGTTTGATTGTGACATCTTCACGAACTCGGTGACGGCTGAATTTATAGAAGACTTCATTATATATCTCGAAGACCAGGACCTGAGACATAATACCATTGTCGGGTATATCCTGAAAATTCAAACACTCGTCCGACGGGCATCTCAGTACAACTATGCAGTAGATAATACCTACGACGATATTGATTTGAGGACTGAACCAACAAACGCTGTATTCCTGTCAATGAATGAAATCACTAGGATATACTACTACAAGTTTGAGAAGCAGGACAAGAGAAAGGCGAAAGAGCGTATCCGCGACCTGTTTGTTGTTGGTTGCCTGACTGCGCTAAGATATTCCGACTATTCCACATTGGAGGCAACGAACCTGCAAAACGGATACATTGTAAAACGTACCAAGAAAACGAATGTTGATGTAAAAGTCCCAGCTCACGACTATGTGAAAGAAATATTTGCCAAGTATAGCGGCTTTGTTCCTCGTGGTCTTTGCATCCAGTACTTCAATAAGTACTTAAAGGTGATCATGCGGGAAATCGGATTGAATGATCTTGTAACCTATTCGTTCACTAAGGGTGGCGAAATGAAGACCGTTACCCGTGAAAAGTGGGAGCTGATAAGCAGTCATACTGCAAGGAGGAGTGCAGCAACAAATATGTATTTAACAGGACGAATGAAGACGTTTGAGATAATGAAACTCACCGGGCACCGGACCGAACAGAACTTCTTTCGATACATCCGGCTAACTAGTGATGATACTGCTCGATCTATTTCGGGAGATATGTTTTTTAGAAAGTAAAATCAATAACTAATATGGATAATAATATCGACCAAAACTTGTATGCTGAATCAATGAAAATGGCATTACGAGTAGATTTTCTTGCTAATAGCGAGGAATTGAGATTATATGCAACTTCTATCTATAACGCCTCAATATGGAGTAGGGAAGTTGACAAGAGAAACAAAACCATTCTTAAAAGGGATAGGTTTTTAAAATAGAAAGGGAGAACCTGCGAGCACGACCAAGCATTAGTTCTCCCAAATCTTACACGATTATGATGCAAATATACTATTTACTTTTAAAATAATCGTGTTATGATAAAGGAATTTTCAGTGATATCTGAGCTTAAATCTATCAGAGAACAGAAATCAAGGCTTTCAGAGAGAGAGCTGGAACTCTCAGAGCCTGTATTGTATAACTATTCACTCATCAGGGAGATATACGAATGGTTCAAAGAAATATTATCTGGATTGACATTTCCTCCGCGTGACAATAGTCCTATACAGAGGAAAAAGTTTATTTTTATAATTCTTTTTTTGTATTCTCCAAGTACGTTAGCTGGGGGGAAGATGAAAGTAGGATTGAGGGATAAAATAGCGGAAATAACCGGATGTACTGGATCATTAATCTCTCACAACTGCGAGGATGTAACATTTTTCTATCAACAGTATAAGTCACATAGACAAGATATTTACTGTATTTACACTGAAATTATAAATCGTTTGAAATCTAAAGGGTTAATCAATTAACAGGGGAGTAGTGTTAGGTACTCTCCTGTTTTATGTTCTAGTAAAGTCTCATAGTACTTTTATTCTATTATATAAGAATTATTTCACAATAGCATTTTGGTGAAGAATAAGAAACGGTTAAATTTCTCAGTTTTTGGTTGTGGTAGTACCTTTGAATAATTAATAATAATTTAAAGGTGTTTTTAATATGGCTAAACCTAAGTTTGATTTCAAAGACGAAGAAAACCTAATTCGTATAGAGAGTTGGGCACGGGACGGATTGAACGATAAGCAGATAGCCGAAAATATAGGATATAATGAGACTTACTTCTCTGAATTAAAGGGGAAAATTACCGAATTATCCGAAGCTATAAAAAAGGGAAGAACCCCTGTCGATTTTGCAATAGAAAACAAAATGTATGACAAAGCTTTTGGTTTGAAAATAAAAACACAGCAGGCAATAAAGCTTAAAGATGTTTATTACGATGAAGAAGGTCGTAGATGCGAAAAAGAGAGGGTAGAGATTGTTGAACTTGAACAAGAAGTTCCTCCTGACACAACAGCTGGCATCTTTTGGTTGAAGAATCGCAAGCCCGAACAATGGAATAGACCAGCTCCGAGAATAGAAGAAGATGACGACATTCCCAAGAATCCCTCTAAAGGCATTGACATCAAAGAATGGATTAAAGGTAAGATTGAATGATAGAACCTCAAACCATATACCACCCACTGTATACCGATACGGATAAATTCATAATCCTTATCACTGGCGGTCGTGGCTCCGGCAAGTCCTTCAATGCTTCCACTTTCATCGAACGGCTGACCTTTGAAATGATGGAAGCCGAGAAGATTGTTCATCAGATTCTCTACACCCGCTACACGATGGTTTCTGCCGGTATGTCTATCATCCCCGAAATGATGGAGAAGATAGAACTTGATGGAACAATCAAGTATTTCAAGACCACCAAAACGGATATAGTTAACAAGATGACAAAGAGCCGTATTATGTTCCGTGGTATCAAAACTTCTTCAGGGAATCAGACGGCGAAACTGAAATCCATCCAAGGTATTACTACTTTCGTCTGCGATGAAGCGGAAGAGTGGACGAATGAAGAAGAGTTCGATAAAATAATGCTCTCCATTCGTAAGAAGGGTATTCAGAACCGGATTATTATCATAATGAACCCGTGCGATTCCAATCACTTTATCTATAAGAAATACATTGAGAACACTCACAAACTTGTAGAGATTGACGGTGTGCAGGTTCAAGTCTCCACTCACCCGAATGTACTCCACATTCATACTACCTACCTGGATAACTTGGAAAATCTTTCTCCGGAGTTCCTGAAAGAAGTGGAGGATATGAAGGTGAGTAATCCTGAAAAGTATGCTCACGTGGTTATCGGCCGCTGGGCTGATGTTGCGGAAGGTGCAGTGTTTAAGAAATGGGGAATTGTGAAAGAGTTTCCGGCTTATGCAAAGAAAGTAGCTCTTGCTTCTGACTGGGGTTATACCAACGACCCGTCAACAGGTATTCGTTGTGGCATCGTAGACAACCGACTTTATGTGGATGAGTTATTCTATGAAACAGGAATGCTCACAAATGCCATTGCCGAAAAATTGAAGCCGTGGGGGCTGAAAGTCTACGGAGATAGTGCCGACCCTCGTTTGATTCAGGAAATCAAAAATAGGGGTGTGAACATCTATCCGGTAGATAAATTCCCTGGTTCTATTAAAGCCGGTATTGACAAGATACATGAGATGGAACTATTCGTTACTGAACGTTCATACCATATCATTGAGGAATTCCGTAAATATGTTTGGGATAAAGACAAAGACGGGCATTATATCAATGAGCCGGTAGACGCCTGGAATCACTGTATAGACCCTATTAGATATTATATCTTGGGGCACATTTTAGGACGTATTTTGAAGCCGAAAGATTTAACTGGAATATTCACACACTAAAAATATAGATTATGCCATTAACGCTTGAAGAAATATTAGCATTGCCTGACATCGGGCAGAAAATAAGCTACTTGAAGAAAGGTAGAAAAACCGAGCTCCCCGACCGTTGTGAACTTTGGGACGACTGGAATCCCGAACGCCATGAAATCATGGTGGATAAAGAGAAGTATCCAGACAGAAAGGTGCTTGAAAAAGAAGCGGAAACGGGTTTCGATGAAGAGACCGGTAAAGCATATGAAATTGAAGCGAAGTACAAGGATGAACCGGTAAACCGTATTTCTATTCCATTGGAACAGGATATAGTGAACATTCAAACAGCTTTCACTGTCGGGACCGAGCCATCTATGGATTGCACTCCGACCGATGATGACGAGAAGAAGCTGCTGGATGCTGTCAAGGCTGTATTCAAGTCCAATAAAATCAAGTATCAGAACAAGAAGATTGTCCGTTCTTGGCTTTCTGAGCAGGAAGTAGCCGAATATTGGTATGTGACCGATGATGATTCGTTTTGGGCTAAGTTTTGGAAGAAAGTTAAGACTACTTTCGGAGGAAAGGTAAAGCCTACCAAGAAGCTAAAAAGTGTGTTGTGGTCTCCATTCCGAGGGGATAAACTTTATCCGTTCTTCAATGATGAAGGGGATTTTATAGCTTTCTCACGTGAGTACAAAAAGAAGCTCATGGATGATTCGGAAGTCACCTGCTTTATGACTATTACGGACAAGATGGTTTATCAATGGGATTTATCCAAGGGTTATGAGGAGAGGATTGCTTTTGCTCATGGATTCCCCAAACTACCGGTTCTCTATGCCTATCGTCCTGAACCTTATTGCAAGAAGATAAAGACCTTCCGTATCCGGTTGGAGAAACTCCTATCCAACTATGCAGATTGTATTGACTATCACTTCTTCCCATTATTGAAGCTAATTGGGGAAGTGACCGGGTTTATTGGCAAGACAAAGGATAGAAAAGTTAAACTGGAAGCTGGTGCTGATGCTCAATATCTGACGTGGAATCAAGTTCCGGATACGGTGAAGTTCGAAGCTGAAACTCTTACCAATATGGCTTATGATATGTCTAATACTCCACGCATTTCTTTCGAAACATTGAAAGGTGTTGGTAAGGCTTCAGGTACCGCTTTCCGTTTCATGTTTATGGGTGCGCATATGAGCGTAAGTAATCATGCGGAAGTGATAGGTGAGTTTTTACAGCGAAGGGTTAATTTCCTTGTTTCTGCTTTAGGTTCTATCAATCCTTCCGAGTTTAGTAAGGCATCACAGACCATTGACATAGAAACAGACCTTGTTCCATATATGATTGATGATTTGAACGACAAGGTGACTACTGCCGTCTCCGCTGTCAGTGGTGGCATTTGGTCAACACGTGAGGGGATTATGTTTGCCGGGAATGCTGATAGGGTAGAAGAGGAACTTGCAGAAATCAAAGAGGAGCAAGCAGCAAAGAATGAGCAAATCGGAAATAAGGGACAAAAAACGCTTCTTAGTCAGAAAAATAACGAGGGCTATAATTTTAGTACATGAAAAATAGAACATTTTAATCATGGGAAAGAAAAAAGGTTCAAAGAAAAAGGGTAAAGGCTGTTAAGCTCTCCTTTGGGATAGCGGTGATTCGATAGGATTGTCGCTACCACTTTGTTAAAAGTAACAAAAACGTTATCTTTATATGCAATACACTTGCATAAAAGTAACAAAAACGTTATCTTTGTGTTGAATTTAAAAGCTCATTGAAATTATGAAAGTATCAGAGTTAGTGAGGGTGCTAACGAAGGCTGGCTGTTTTATTCATCGTCATGGTGCTAATCATGATATTTGGTATAGTCCGATAACCAAACAGACTTTTCCGGTATCAAGACATGGTAGTCAAGAGTTGAGAGATGGCACGCTGAAAAGCATTAAAGAGAAGGCGGGGATTTAATCCCTGCCACTCACTACCCTATGAGAACCCATATTTCAGAGCTTTTAAATTTCAAATAAAAAACAAAGAGTTATGAAGATACTTGCTATTATTGAAAAGGGAGCAGATGGTTTATACTCCATCTATTCGGATGATATGTTACTTAATCATGGATTGGGTGGATATGGTTCAAGCGTGGAAGAGGCGAAGGCTGACTTCTTTGAAAGTATTAAAGAAGCAAAGGAAATGATTATAGAGGAAGGTAAAGTTCTTCCTGATGGATCGGATGCTATTGATGTAGTGTTTAAATACGACCTTCAATCATTCTTTAATTATTTTGATTGGATAAATGTTAGCCAGTTTGCCAAGAAGGTAGGAATAAATGAATCAAAGATGCGGCAGTACAAAAACGGATTGGCATTCGCTGGAGAATCAACCACAAAGAAGATTCTCGATACTATAAAGAATATCGGAGCAGAATTACAATCTGCTACTTTATAAATTCAAAGCTTTTAAATTCAAAACGAAAGCCGTGTTCCTGTATGGGGCCACGGCTTTCTTTGCCTTATTATCCTTTTAAACCAACAATATCTTGTAACATTTTAGATATATGAGGGTATAGCTTATTGAAAATGTAAATATCAGCCTTTTTGTCATTACAATCATGTCTTAAAAGAAATTCTTCTATCTTTTGTCTAATTTCAGAAAGAGGAATATTCTTTCTATTTTCTCTTTCACTGAAATTCTCCTTTATATAGTTGTATGAATCTTGAAAAATATGACAACTCGAATCCCGTTTGTAATGTATCCATGTAACTTCTTCTTCAGTTAAAAGATTTACTATCTTGTCTAAATGTTTTTTTAGTTCGAAATACAGCGATAATTCTTCGCAATATTCACGAGATACTATTTTATCTATATATTTTAGGCCTTGTTTGGGGTTTATCAGCTCTGACAGTGTTATATAGTAAATGTTGAAATAAAATTTATTGTATTCTTTTTGAAGTTCTTCATTCACTCCATATAATTTAATTAACCACTGCTTGAAAAGTTTTTGTTGGGCGGAAACTTGATGTGCATATGTTATTGTTTTTTCAAAATCATCCATAAGTTATTTATTTTAAGTCCTCAAAAATACAATTTTAAATTGATTTCTTCACAATCTCTTCTTGGTGAATTCTACACCATCTAATTATTTCCCTTCTACCTACTTACTTACTACTTTTATACCGTATTTACGACAATGGTTCTATTGTCGTGAATAGGAAGCTTAAATATTTACTAATCATCTGTATTGGTGGTATTTTTACTTCTGCAAATTGAAGCTCAAATTTTAATTCATACAGTATGACAATTTTAGAACAAATCTTAGCGGGCCTCCAAACCAAGTTTACTGGGGTGGATGCTGCTATTCTCACCCGAATTGCCACTAAAAAGGCAGAGGGTGTAACGGACGAGACAAAGGTAAACTCTATTGTTGAGGGTATCAGCTTTTCGGACGTGTTAAATTCTTATGGTGATTTCCGTGCAGGGGATGCTACCCGTACTTCTGTCCAGAACTACGAGAAGAAGCATAACCTTAAAGATGGTAAGCCAATCGAGAATCCCAATCCTAACCCAAATCCGAATCCGGAAGACAAGAAAGATGATGTACCTGCATGGGCACAAGCTTTGATTGATTCAAATAAGAATCTTTCGACTGAACTTTCCGCTTTAAAGCAAGAAAAATTACAGGCTACCCGACAGGAGCAGATTATGGCAAAGGCAAAGGAGTATGGTATTCCCGAAACATTCGCAAAGCGTTATGCGATTCCCGATGATGCGGACTTAGATACTTTTTTCAAGGACGCAAAGCAGGAACTCGCCAATATAGGCTTTAGTGGTGTGAACCCTCCCGGATCAGCGGAGACGAAGATTGAGAAAGAAAACGAATCTATTGCTGGTATGATTTCGGAAGGTACAAAAACGATTGTTGAATCTAAAAAGTAAATTAAATGGCAGCAGGTACACATTATGACTTGAAACCGGATTATAAGCCGGAAGAGTTTTACCGTGTTGAAACAGGTGTTAGAAAGAGCGGACCGTGGAAGTTGAACATAGCCAATTTGGTTGTTGGTTCCTTTTTGCCCGTGTTCACTCCGGTACAAGCGGATTTGAATAAACGGACACTCGTTCCCGTCCGTAATGTGAAAGTGGTTGAAGCTTATACCACAGGAGAGTCTAATCTTACCATCAAGGTGGCAAAAGATTCTTTGGCTTATCAGGGTATGTTTATCGGAAACGGAAAGAAAGGCGCAGAAGTAGCATCTATCGATAAGTCCCATAAAGCCTACGATGTATTAACCATCAAAGCGGCTTTCGGAGAAAACATCGCTAAGGATGCGGTTCTTTTCGAAGCTACCGCAGTGGGTGGTACAGTGAAGAAGAACACTGCTAACTTCGTTCTTTATGACGCGAAGAAAGTTGAGAGCGATGGAGCTGTCCTCTGCACTCTCTTGATGCAAGCCTATGAGGTAAAGGAAAGCAAGCTGGCTCTTCCTATTCATGAACTGGATAAGGTTGGATTGACAAGCCGTTTCCAGTTTGAGTATTAATCATTAAAAAGTAGAGTTATGAATTTGACTATACAAACTTTATTCACAGACCCTGCAATCGTTAAGGCGATTATCGACCGTGTGCTTCAGATGAGATTGGACACAATCTATTGGAAGCAATACGGAGATTTCTTGGAAACTAAAACCCGTGTTTTCAAGACTTATCTTGGGACGGTAACGGGTGTTGTTGCCGGTTCCATTCTTGGTAAGAATGACCAGAAGCCCATTCGTGAAAGACGCTCACTCGGAAGCGGTTATACTGAAATCGCTTACTTGGGCGACCGTTATCAGATGGATATTGAACGTCTGTCGCAATTGCAAGACCTCATTGATAAATTCAATGCCGCCAATACCGCTGACCAGCGTACAATCTTACAGGAGATTATCGACTTTATTGTTGATGATTATCGTCAGATTTTACTTGCTCCACACAAGCGTATGGATATCGTTGTTCCTGGATTATTGATGACTGGTAAAGCACAGGTTCACTTGGCTGACAACAAAGAAAATATCGAGTTGCTTGATATCGAGTTGCCGTTCCACTTCCTTACTCCAGAAGCTGCAGTAAAGGATAAGTTTATCTCTTACTTACAGCAGGAGATTCAAAAACTGAAAGCTAAATACGGTGTGTTCTCCAAGATGATTATGTCTCGTGGCACATTCATGAAGAACATTGTAGGTGCTTCCGAGTTCGGGGATAAATTCAAGATGATTCTTGGCGAGCGTGAGTTCATGGTTAATGCAGGATTGGTGACTGACCAGATGGCCTCCAGTGTATTTACCGGCATCGGGCTTCCTGCGATCGAGATCAAGGAGGATTACGTAGAGAATCAGGCGGGCGAGAACGTGCAGATTTATGCTGATAACCGTATTACCCTGTTGCAAACAGACAAGGTGATGAAGATGCGCCACCATAAGCCGTATGTTATGACCGATCCGGTTCCGGGACGTTCTTATAATACCGCTGAAGGTCAGATGTCGGTATGCAACTATCGTGACGAAGAAGGTCGATACATGGAGTACACTGCTGAGTGGATTCCTGAGTTTACTTCTCCGAATAAGATTGTGAATTTCGATTTATCAACCATGAACGCTATCCCGGAGGGATAAGGAGGATTCTATGAAGATTAAAGTGATTGATATTTTCTGCGACAAGTTTACTGGCGAAGTGTATAATCCAGGTACAATCCTCGATTTTGAAGACGAAGCCCGTGTGAAAGATCTTTCGGATCGCAAACTTGCCGAAGTTATTGAAGAGAAGAAAGCCTCTAAGGGGATTGTTCTCTTCGAGCAGGAGTTTGAAAAGAAAGACGTTGTAGAAGCATTGAAGTCTATCGGTGTTTCTGTAACTGCAAATATGAGAGAGGGAACACTTCTTTCTAAAGCAGGCGAACTGGATGAAGAAAAGACTTCTGCTTTGAAAGAAGCATTAGGTATCGAATAAAAAGGATAGGGTAGTATCTTTCCCTTCCATTGTTTAATTTTATAAATCAGTAAAGAGATGAAGAATTTTATTTTTGCCATGTGTGGCTTTTTGATGATGTCCTTAGTTTCGTTGGGCGTACAGGCATCAAGTTTTAGCGAACCTATTTTGCCAAAATCAGATGTCGTGATGGTTGATGTTGGTCTGCCGATGATTCAGAACGAGGTCGTTAAAATCGTTCCTATGGATTACTTGGTGTTAACAGCCCCGCAACCTGTATTTGTTATTGCTGAAAGTCCGGCTATTCAAAGCAAGCTGGTTACTGTTCCTAAATGTCCGTTCCGATACGTATATAAATTGAAGCATTGTACGCATTATAGTTACACTGCATATAGTAGATTGATTACACCATACTAAGATGACGGCAAACGACTACATACAACAGAAGTTTCAGACCTTCGGCATTCAACTGTCGGAGGCTGACCTTTTGGATATTGTAGAAGATGCTGGATTAGAGAACGGAGATGTTGAACGAGATGCAAGCAATAAAGTTCGTGTGTCCGTGGCGATGGCTAAGTTCATCCCCTCTCTATTGCTTCGGCCCGTTTCAATGGGAGAGGGGGGAGTTTCAGTCTCTTGGAATTTTGACGGAATCAAATCCTATTATTTCTTTCTGTGCAAACAATATGGATTGAAGGATGAATTGTCTAACAAACCTAAATGTACATTCCTATGATACCTAATTTCAGACCTCACATATTGCAATACCAGGTAATCATCGAAGGCTACGAAGACTATCTAGGCGATTATCATCCCGGCACATCTTTCTTTGAAGGTAGTATTCCCTGCCGGTATGAACTTAACAATAAGGCTAATCAGATGACTTTTGAAGATGGTACGGTATATGTGTATCAATATGTGGTTTATCTGAATCAGAATTGTAGAGAGTTCAAGATAGGTGATGTTATCCGGCTATTAAACAATGGGTGCGTAATAGCTGAAAAACAGGTTCAAGGTTTTCACAGAGGACAATTAAATGCAAAACTATGGCTATAAGAATGACTACATCATTGTCGGAGATTAATGCTATATTTGATACAGGAACTAAACAGAGCGATTCGGTTACTATTCAGGCTTTGGCGAATCTAGGTAATGAGTGCGTGACAGAGGCTAGAGATAGATCTCAAGAAGAAAGCTGGTTTAATCAAACTGGAAATCTTCGAAGCTCTGTTGGTTATGTCGTTGTTGCTCATGGGGAGATTGTGAAGACGTCCGGCTTTGAAACTGTCTTAAGTGGTTCAGAAGGATCGAAAACAGGTAAGGAACTAGCTGTTAGACTTGCTAAGAACTACTCAAGCGGATATGTGCTGATCGTCGTTGCTGGTATGCATTATGCCGAATATGTAGAAGCCAAAGATAGTAAGTCTGTTCTTGCTTCTGCAGAACTGTTGGCTCATGCTGAATTTTATCATATGATGGAGAAACTTAAAAGTCAGGTAGTAGGATGAAATCGGATATTGAAATAAAGGATGATGTTTACAAAATAATCAAAGGGTCTGAACTGGAGAAGGCTGTTACCGGGAAATTGAGCAAGACTCTAAGACCGCTTAACTCAGGCAAGGAAGATATTGTCATTTCTATGCTTGACAATGGTAAAGGACAGATTCAGGAAGCTTTTGTAAATGTGAATATCTATGTTCCCGATAATCTACGTGATGGGCAGGCTGAGGAGAATTCAGTCCGTCTGCGTCAACTCTGCAAACTGGCCGCTGAACTTTTAGAAGTGCAACGTGGAGAAGATTACCGTTTCACGCTGGATAAACAAAGGGTAATGGAAGTGAACGGTAAGAGCGAGCACTTCATCAATAACAAGTTATTGTATAAACAAGTAAACGAATAAGTATTATGGCACAATTATCATGGGGAAAACCCAAAATTGAATTTGGAAAGCTGGGTGCTGATGGAGCTGCCCCAACTAAATGGGATAAGTTAGAATACGATCCGGTAGAAAACTCTACTAAACTAACGACAAGCAAAGGAGAGAAGAAGGAGGCTAAGGTTGAAGGGGGCGAAAACGAAGCGGTGAAGTATTCCAGAAATACATACGCTTTTGAGTTCGAGATCCGTGCGGCCAAAGGCAGAAGTAAACCTATCGAAGATGAGGATGGGGTAGTCAAGGAAGAATATGCTGTCCGGCTTACTCCTGAAGATTCGTCTGTCGAAGGGATTCTGATTGATCGGGCAACAGTTTCAGTAGAAGATACTTTCGATACGTCAGAAGGAAAGAAATGGAAATATACTTTTGACGCATTGAAACCTGCTACCGGCAATCAGGTTAAACCCTATACCGCAAGTGCTCCTGCACCTGAAGGTTAATAAAAGATTGTTTTCAGAAAAGAGTGCTTTAACCGGCACTCTTTAATTATTTAGTATCATGGAAGATAAAGAATTGCTTGAAATGAACATTGCTGATACCATCATTGAGAGACCTGTCGGTTTCAATATTGGTAGTCGGCAATTTTATTTATATCCTCCTACGTTGGGGATGATTTATCACTTTGCAAGATTGTTCAAGAGCCTGGAGGCTGATGCTAGACTGATATCTGCTAATCCATATTTGGAAGCCATTCGGTTATGTACCGAAAAGAAGGAGATTGTTTGCCGAATACTGTCTAACTATACGTTCAACCGGAAGGAAGATGTCTTTGATGGCATTAAGGTGGAAGTACGAGCGAAGGAATTCTCTGAGTTAGCAGCAGAAGAACTCGCTATCATATTTACAATCGTTCTGTCCGGAGATAATACAGAAGAGTTTATCAAGTACTTCGGAATAGACAAAGAACGCTTAGAACGTAGCAGGATAGCCGCAGTAAAGAAAGATAATAGTAGTATTACCTTTGGAGGCAATAGTACCTATGGGACATTGATAGACTTTGCTTGTCAGCGTTATGGATGGACGATGGATTATGTCATGTGGGGAATCAGCTATGCTAATCTAAAGATGCTCATGGCTGATGCAATTACTACTGTCTATTTAAGTGAAGAAGAACGAAAGCTGCTTGGAAAGAGTGTAGGAGAGGTGATAAATGCGGATGATCCGAGGAATAGGGAGTTGATGCGGAGAATGATTGGTGAATAAGACTAACTTTTAATTTTCATATATTGTTAATGATATTGAATTTAATATCATTTTGTGTTGCAATTTGTTTGATATTAAATTTAATATCATTATCTTTGTGTTGTTAATCAAGCGAATAAGATATGAAGTATAATGAACTGGAACGACTACTTGCTGAAGATGGGTGCGTAAAGACAAAAAAACAAAGAGCCGGACATCCCTTATGGTATAGTCCAATTACAGGCAAGTTCTTCACTACAAGCAATCACGGCAAGCAAGAAGTAGCAAGTGGAACATTAAAATCAATTAAACGGGATTCAGGGGTTAATTTTTAATCCTATCCATCTAAATACACACGATTATGAAAGTTAGAGTTTTTATAGAACGCAGCAACAACGGGTATAGCGCATATATGCCCGATGATAACAATTTGCCTTTCGGTCTTACGGGTGACGGAAAGACAGCTCAAGAAGCTATGCAGGATTTCTTGCTAGCTCGTGATGAAATGAAAGAGTTCTTCATTGAGGAAGGAAAGGAATTTCCTGAGGTGGAGTTTGATTTCAGCTATGATGTGGCTTCTTTCCTTGCGTATTATAGTGATAAGTTATCTCTCGCAGGACTTGAACGTATAACAGGAGTGGCACAAGGGCAATTAAGCCACTACGTGACAGGACGAAGACAACCTAGTAAAAAGACTGTTGAAAAGATACAGAAAGCTCTACAAAGTTTCGGCAATGAATTAAGTCATGTGAACTTTGCTTGATTAACAACTTTGCACTATTCATTTGACAGCCCCGGATCTCAATTGATTCGGGGTTTTATGTTTGAATACGGGGATGATTAGAGAGTAAATAAAAAGCCGGAGGAATCCGGCTTCTTATTTTTTGTCTACGAGTTGTATTTTATATTGAGTTTTTCTTTTGTCAGTGCTTCTATTTCATTGATGGCATTGTGGGCATCTTTTTCTATCTCATTTCGCTTCGGAACGAATTGATTTATTATGTTATTGTAATCATTGTATATATGTATGCTATCAACATTCTCATTTCTAAATTTCAAAATATTATCAGCACATAATGCGCATGAATCTAGCATAGTTATAGTTAGCTTATATAGAGGGAGGATTTTATTAAATGTTTGGTGCATCTTTGCAACCCATTCTTCGTCATCTTTTTCAGAGTAAATGGATATTTTTCCTAATAGGTGTGATGATTCCCCAAATCTAAATTGTAAATCGCTAAGCTTATTCCTTATTTTTTCAGAACTAGGGGAGATCGTGTTTGTGACAGAAATATCTTTAATATTGTATTCAACCAACAATCGAACGCTAAGATTAAAATCAATTACTGCTTCCTTGAATTGGATAAATTTGTCTTGCTTTTTGTATGAAATATCTCTAATCTCTGATTTGATGTTTTCAATAAGTTCAGTAACTTTTTTGAGATCTTCTTGTGTAGCCAATTGCTTTCCTTTTTCTTGCTCATATGCAATTCCACGCGAATCTTCTTTATCTGCAACATGTTCTCCTTTCTTTTTAACATATGATTGTCCAAATAATAAGATTAAGCCTAAAACTAACTCTCCTATTATCAGGATTATACCTATTATCAAAATTCCAATATTCATCATTCATTCCTCCATCTTAAATTTAGTACTCTATTTAATTAATTCGGCTTCTAGTAGATAGCTATTAGGCTTTAGCTTCATTTGATAATACTTTATATTTCGACCTTTCAAAGAGTTTTTTACCAGTTCTTTGTCGGATTCGGCCATTCGAAGACCAAAATATATCCCAGTGACGGATTCGGGTGATATTCCCAATAAGCCAGAGGAATATAAAGTTATTCTAATTTCTTCTTCACGTTCCCATGCCATTGATTTAGTAGCAATTATGCATTTTACAAATTGTGCATCATTTTCTAAATAATTAGTCATACTATTTATTGAAAACTCTGGGGTGTCATTTTTATATTGAACATTAAAAATGCTATGCCAGTGTACCTTTAAAGACTTTTTCAGTTCTTCAAGATTATATTCAATACAAAAGCCTCTATGTCCATTAGTATAATATGCCCATAGTAATTCATTAACGACTGTTTTGCTTAAAGAGAATATTCCCAATTCAGTTCTTGCTTGTGTTATTATCTTATTATAGTTATCTTTTGCTTTCTTTTTTGGAAGTCCACTTTTCTCAATAAGGTCAAAAACTTCATTCATCTTACTGTCATTGACTATAGTCTCAGCTGGATCGTTAAGATTCTGTACGGTTGGCGCATATATTTGATTATTGACAAGAGTCAACAAATCTCTATATATATCAGCTCTATATTTATATAATTTCATAGTATTAGTGCTTTTATTGAATACCTTATACTCAGTTTGATGACGGAATGGGGGCTTGGTGGTTAAAAGGGAAAGCCGGAGGTTAGTTCGGCTTATCTAATAGTTTATATATATATGTTCTACAAATATCTTGGAAAGCCCAATTTTGTTCCTTTATGTTGCTGTACTTTTCCATTTGTTTATCATACATTTTTTCAAGATGTTTTTTTCTTCTTTCTATCATTTTTGAAAGCATGTTTCTTTTGGTTGTAGTATCAATGTCTTTTTGTGAAATTTCATTAACTTCATCATTAAGTTTTTTTAATTCTAAAATATCGTTCTGCCTAATATTGTTCATTTCAAGTACATTAATCAATACCTCATTAGCCTCTTTTCTTAAAGAATTATCTTCTATGAACAGATCTAGCAATATTTGGTCTGCAAAAGATTGTTCGCTGAGATTGTTTAGTCTTTGAACATATTCATCCAAGGCTTTTTCATTAGTTATGTTTGATATTTTTCCGATTATTATAGAGTGCATAAAGGTAAATACAGTTTTATTAAAATCTATAATAGCGTTTCGCTTTATTGATTCAATATCGGTTTGGACATTAGCCAATATGGATAGCCCACTTTTTAATTTTTCTGTCTCATTAATGAAAGCAGTTTCGATAGATTTAATCTCTTTGGTAATATCACCTATGTCCTCTTTAGTTGCCAAGTTCTTTCCTTTCTCTTTGAAATAGAAAACAATACATTGTACTAATCCGGTTACCAAAGCAAATATAAGCACTGTTAACCAAAACGGGTATGGAGAAGTTATTAGGGTGTCTTTTATGTAATCTTCCATAGTATTTATGTTTTTATGTTATTTTGAACGCTCGCACAGGTCTGTCAACCGGTACGGGCGTTTGGTGGTTAAACGGAAAGCCGGAGGAGTCTGGCTTTATTACTTCTACTTCTTGTCTTTCGATATTTTTATACTTGCTTTTTAAAAAGATAAAATATGGTGATTATCTGTCATAGTCTATTCAGACATCCTATTGTCTATGCAGGTTTGGCATAGATAAATATCATCATAGTCATTATTCTTATTCACTTCAATGATATTATCGCAATCACTACAATAACTCAAATTCTCACTGTTGATTCTTTTTGAACAGTTAAAACATAGAGAGCTATTATCATCAAGAATAATCATTGTTTCGCTTTCGCATTCTGGACATTCGCATATTGGATTATACCCTCCATCTTTTATTGTAGCAAAGATTGAAATTCCCAAAACCTCTTCCAAATAATCCTCGGCAACTTGTTCTGGGGTATCATGATATTCACAAAAAAGACATTTTAAGTCTTCATTCAAAGGAAACGTAACTTGATGGCATTTGGGGCATTCAACAATCTCTACCTCGTCTTCCTCTAATTCTTTAAGTTTATTTTCTAATTTTGCCATCCTAATTTTTACATACTCTTCAAACTTTGAAGTCTTAAGTATCATATTTTCATAAACAGTAATAATATCTTTAGAATAGCTATTAATGTCAAGATTCTTTTTTATGATATCTAATATATCACACAATACTTTAGATACAGTGCTTTTTAGAGCATCTGGATTTTCATTAAAAGAAAAATGCTCCATTTTGTTTCTCATTTTTTTTATAGTACGGATTTGTTTTAAAGAAGATTCTGCAATATCAACTTGTGCAATATTAGTTACTCTGGTGATTATTGTTTCAAATGCTACACTAACAAAATCACCAGAATTTAATTTATTTAAGCTAGCCTTATTTATATCTTCAAATATAAACGACCAGTGTTCATTTTTTAATATTTCTTTCAATACTAATTCAATACCAGCAGAAAGATGTAAAATAGAGTATTTCAGATCATGTTGATTTTTAGAATCAAGAATAGGTTTTAAAGAGTTATCAATAAAATCCAATCCGTTTTCTAACAATTCCATTTTTATAGTAGAAGATTTTTCCATAACACATATTTTAAAATTACTTGAATTAGCGATTTATTCCTCCTTCATTTTAAGAACCTTCTCCAAATCATCGAAAGAGTTGATTCGGTAGATTATACCTTTATATTCTACATGCCCGCATAGCTCCTGAGAATTTGAGGTGAATAACTCGGTGATGGGGATATTAAGGGAATTAGCTATACGCTCTAAAGTATCAAGAGTCGGACTTGATTTCCCATTAACGATATTACTCATATTAGCTTGCGTGATACCTACTTTAGAAGCAAACGCACTTATAGACTCATTTCTGTCTTTCAAAATGTCTTTCAATCTTAAACTCATATTATATCTTATTTAATATACCGCAAATATAAGGAATATATTGTATTTAGGATAAAAAACGATTAAATTATATTGCTATTAGTATGTTTTAACTCTAAAAGTAGTGTTTGTTATATTGTTTTTAGTATATTTACAATATCGAAAACGATATAACAAATATAATCATTCTTAAAACATACAATTATGAAACGCTACAACCTATCCCAGATCATGAAAGACGCTCATAGATTATATAATAATGAGTATCAAAGAAAAGGTCGCTCTTGGGGCGAATGTCTTCAAGCTGCTTGGCGTTGGGCAAAAGATGCTGCTAAGGTACGTGCTGAAAAAGAAGCTAAGTTACAGGCTATGATTGAGGCAAGCTGGACGGCTCATAACGAGAGAAAGAACCAACCGGCACAATCGGATAACTTAACCTGGTTTGACTGCTACAATTCAAACAGCAAAGGCTATATGGGTTCTCAATATTGTGGTGATTAAAATGAAAGTTATTATATCGTTATTTATATTATATTTCCATCTGGCGTATGCGTCGGCGTATTCCTGACGTTTAGCTATATTCGGTTCGATAACATCCAGTTTATCAAGAGTTACAAATGCCTCATTATTAAATGATTATGAAACAGAATATTGTAATTGACACCAACAACCTTTATGTACAAGGTCTAATCAAGGCATTTAATGAGTTCATGCTTGAAGAAACACAGAGAGGCTCTATGTTTGCCGAAGTGCGTTTGAAAGATAAAATAGAGGCGCTAAAATCTGTCTTTAACGAAGAACGTCAACAGATGGTTATTGGTAGAGGGTATTTTCAGAATGGGGATTTCTTTCAGAAGGTAAATCCTGAGACACATGAACTTGTCTTTAAAGCGTACTAACACATAAAATATAAGCGAACATGAAAAAAGTAAATGCAAACAGCGTTTTAGGTGTAATGAACCTATTCAATAGTGAAGAGTATTACAAGTATGCAGTAGAAGTCTTATGGACACTTAGGTCGGTTGCAATGAAGGCGGTAGAACGCAATAGTCAGCGTGGCATCTCTTGGAACACAAAGCATCCGAAATTTTGGATAGCAGATATTACTAATGAGTTAATCGGTCGTGTATTGATTTTCGATTACTCTTATATTACTACTCACGGTGTGCCTTATTGGTATGGCAAGAATCCGAGAACAAACAAATCCAGCTTTCTAACCTACGATGAAGCAAGCCGTATCGCACGTATAGTTAATGACGAAAAATTAATTAGTGAATTATATCGTTTACGTGATTCTGTTAGCTGTTATGCGAATGATGCAACCAACCCTTCATATAATATCTACAAGGTCACAAATGACATAATAGAAGCCTTAACAGGTCAAAGATTACTTTGTGCTTAATACACGATTATTCAGAAAGGCAGTCTTAGCACGACTTTGAAGGCTGCCTTTTACTCACTTACTTTACGACAATGCTTTCATTGTCGTGTATGAGGTGAAAGAAAATTCGTCTGTTGCTTGGATATGAGATAAATTTGTAAAAAAAGAAAATAAACGCTTACGTGACGGTCAGCGGTAGAAGATATAAAAAGGCATTGATTTAAGTTGCAGACCGTCACATCAGGCAGCTTTTATCTTTGCCTTTCTCTTTTATATAATTCTAAGCGTAGATAAGTATCTAAGAGGGTCTGGCAAGTCGGTAAGGCGTGAAGAGGTTCGAATCCTCGCTTGCTACAAAGTCAGTCAAAGAAAAATCCCCAAAAGCGAAATTGACTGAGTCGCTGATGGGGATAGTTTAAATTTTAACAATGCAAAGATATGAAAGATTTGTCATTAATCAAAGAAACTATGAGTTCAGTTGAAATTGCTGAGCTTACTAGGAAACCTCACAACGATGTTTTGAAAGCTATTCGAGCAATGGAACTTGCATGGGTGAAAATAGCTGGGGGAAATTTTTCCCTGACCTCTTACAAGGATGAATGGAATAGGAATAACCTTGTTATGAGTTAACAAAAACAGAGTGCTTGTATGTTGCAACCAAGTTCAATGATGAAGCTCGTGCTAAGTTAGTTATCCGGTGGGAGCAACTTGAAAGAGAGAAACAAGCTAGTCCTGCTTTACCTGGTAATTATCTCGAAGCATTGAAATCCCTTGTTGTTTCAGAAGAAGAAAAACAACAATTACTAATTCAAAATGAAATCCAGTCTGAACATTTAAAAATTGTGGCACCTAAAGCAGATTATTATGATCGTACTCTCATGGCTAAGAATACAGTTTCTACTACTGTTATTGCTAAAGAACTTGGAATGTCTGCTGTCACCCTTAACAGAAAACTGAAAGAAATGGGTATTCAATATAAGGTAGGTCAAACGTGGGTTCTAACTGCTAAATATCAGAATATGGGATATACTGATACTCAAACGTACACCGAAATAATAGATGATGAAACTCGTTCATACGTCAGCACTGTTTGGACTCAAAAGGGCAGAGAGTTTATTCATAGTCTCTTCCGGGCAAACAAAGAGGCTTCCTTATTTGGTAATGTGTCAGAGTTAAAAATCACCTTACAGGAAGAGGACGATTTAAAAACGAGAGTAAAGTCACTTGGGAAACCTATTTTAAGCGATATAAAGCAAATACCGTTATTGCTTGACAAGTACAAGATGCTGATTGCTAAAGATACGCTTTCGGTCTATGAGAGAAAGGTGTTTTTGTTTGTGGCTATATCTCTATTCGATCCAAAAGCTTTGGCAGGTAAGAAAATGAAGCATGGACTTAGAGTCATTCTTGGTAATTCGTTTGGCTTGGATGCCAAGACTACTATTTCCGATAACATGAAGAACATTTCCGATTACTACGACCAAAGTTCCAAATTCAGAAAAGACACCAAACAGGCATATATGTATGTAAGTGGACTTCATGCAAACTAAAGAATAATGCGCACGTCAACTTAATGACGTGCGCATCACTTTATTTTAGGCGCATTGGGGAAAATTGTGTCTGAAATCAAAGAAAAGCAAGAAATATAGTTGAGTAGTTAAATATTGTTTCTACATTTGTGTATTGTTTAATGTTAAAAATACACGATGATGAGAAGACTAATATTTTTATCTTTTATTTTATCTTTTGTATTAATTGGTTGTACAGATGATGACAATAAGGAAATATCAAATATTGAAAAAGTTATTTTAAACATCTCTTATGACACAGATGGAGATAGCCCTTCGGGGGAAGCTTGTATTTATTTTATAGAAAATATTAATATAGAAGATATTGAACCAAATTTTATGTCAATGTCCCTAAAAGGTACAGAAGGTAAAATGGTTCATCCAATAAAGACTATTTATTTCGATAAAAATTCCCAAAATAAAGTTCAATTAGTAATTAATTGGAGTGAACTTCCCGATTTAGTACCATACGGCTTTCCAAAAGAAGGGAAATACGTTATTGCTATTAAGCTTGATGCCGAACTAATGGCTGCAAAAAGAATTACATCTAAGATTTTTAATATTCAGAATGATTTGACAATAGACAAAGTTTTTAAAAGAGAAGGTGCTTTTGGAAAATACAAGTATGAGGAATGGTAGATAGATATAAATCAAGCAGATAGATTGCGCTCCAGTAATTCTTTCCCAATACAAGACCGATTTTGTTTTCAAATTAAACTTATCAATATCCATTTTTCTACCAAAATTTACATAATAAAAGCCGGAGCATTAAACTCCGGCTTTATTGTTCATATTTGATGTTGAAGCAAATGTTTCTGAGTGTGGGGCCCCCTTTATTTGTTATGACATGATTTCATTTATTTTATCAAAAGAATCAAAACGGGAGAAATCAATAATATACTTATTGCCTAACTTAGCTAATTCTTTTTCGTATGCTTGACATTTTTCTTTATATTTTATCTCATAAGTGTCTTTTGCTGGTTCTGAATTCATTCCCGCATTTTTAGTTTCTTTATGTAATCTTGCAACATCATTTACATAGCATTTGTTATAAATTTCAAACGCCTTATCAGGATGTCCAAATATAATTTCTTTTTGTGCAGCTTCAAATGAAGTATCTGCATTATTAATTAGATTGCTTTTTATTCTTTTTACATTGTCTGTCATTACCCATATTTTGAAAAAGAGGATAATTTGGAGAATACCAAAGATGATTATTATCCATCCAATAAGATTTTGCATGTCTTCCATGATTGTTATTTTTTAAGTTAAACATTTCACAAAACTACAAAGAAATCCCATTCCGTCAAATTTTATCACGACAATCTTTCCAATGTCGTGTATCTGTAATCTCGAAAATAGCAAAATCACCTCATTCATTCTATTTTTATCATATATTTCACAATGGACTAATGGTGAAGTCTTTGAACTGAAAAAACTCACAGAAAAGCTATTGAGTATCTATTTTTGAGGAAATATCCAACATTAAGGCTATTGTTGGATATTGAATAAGCGATTTTAGTAGAGATAGTGGGAGAGTGGTTAATTTTGAACATTAATTAAAATAAAAATATATGGCAGGGTTGAATTTTGATATTACGGCAAATAATTCTGATTTCCTTAAAAAAACAGAAGAAATAAAGAAGGGAATTAGAGAAGCTGCAAGAATTATAGAAGAAGAAGGCAAACGTTTGGAAGGATTCGATTCAGAAGTATTGAAGATGTGTACTAATCTCAATAAATATTTTGATAGCTTATTAGATAAAATAGAAGTGATGGCTTCTATGCTCCAGATTGGAAAAGTTGAGTTAAGTGCCCCTTCTGTAAAATCAGATGGCGTTTCTGTACAGCAATTAGATGAATTGCGCTCCAAGAATGCAGAATTGACGGCAGAATTAGAAAAACAAAGAGAGGAGATTCGGACACAGCAAGAAGAATGGAATAAACTTGCTACAGCCATCAAATCAAATAATGTAACTGCTATCGAGCAATATAAGCAGGCTACAAACTCTTCTTCTGATTCTGTGAAAAAAGCAAAGGTGGAGTTAAAAGACTTGACTAAGGATTTGAATGAGAATATTAAATACTATGATAAACTAGCGTCACAGATTGCATCCTATAAGTCCATTCTGGATAGGTTGTACACAGCTAAAGGCAAAGGACTCACTCGTGTTCAAATAGGTGATGGAGCCACTGCATTGATATCAAGTGAATTAGAACGATTTAAACCACAACTTGATGATGTAATTCAAAAAAGTAAAGAAATAGCCTCTCAGATATCAGAACAAAGAAAGAGACAAACCGAGCTTAATACAGTTATTGAACAGGGAAACGCAAAACACTTAAGAACGCGTACTCTTATCATGGATGCCCGTGAACAGCTAATTCAGATGCGTGCTTCTGGAATGCAAAATACGATACAATATCAACAGGCAGGGGAGGAGCTAGGCAAAATGCGTTTGCAAATGAAGCTTGTAAATGCTGAAATGGAGTTTCTTGCTAATCCTAACAAAGGTCTTGCTACACTAAAAGCCGGTTTGTCAGGTGCTGCTACATCTGCAAGTTTGGTTGTTGGTGTTATGGGCTTGTTTAATGATAAGAGTGAAAAGATGGCTGAATTGCAGACTAAGATTCAATCATTGATGGGGATAGTTGTCGGGTTGGAAGGAACTTATGGAATGCTTAAGAAATCCAATACCGTGATGCTCGCAATTGAGAATGTCCGTCGTAAAGCTATTATTGCATCTATGGCGTTAGAGAATAAAGCTAAGGCTACTAATATTGCGTTAACGCGGAGCGAAGTTACTGCTCAAAAAGCGTTTAATCTTGTGGCGAAAGCAAATCCTTACGTGTTGCTGTTTACTGCAATAGCAACTGTTGTTGGAGGAGTATGGCTACTTATTGATGCAAACAAGAGAGCTCGTAAAGAATTGGAAGAATTTAATAAATCTGTTGCTGAAACGGCCGTTACTCCGATTGCTAAAGTAGAGGAACTCTCTATTAAATGGAATAGGCTTGGAGATAACTTGGTGGCTAAAAAGAAGTTTATTGAAGACAACAAAAAGGCATTTAATGAGCTAGGATTGTCTATTCTTGATGTAGTAGATGCAGAAAACCTCCTGAATAATAATAAAGGTGCGTTTATTAGTGCGATGATCGAAAGGGCTAAAGCTGCACAATATATAAAACAACAAGAAGAAAATATAAGGGCATTAGTTGAAGCCGAACGTAATATCGAAGCAACAAAAAAACTAAAGTTTGAAGATTTTTCTAGTGGAGGTATTTATATATCAGCAGAAGAACGAAAGAATTCTGCTATTGCTGCTGCTCAATATAAATATGATGAGATTGCAAAAAAAATAAAAGAAGGTTACGCACTAGCTGCTAAATCGGAAGAAGAGGGATCTAAAATATTAGATAATGCGAGAATAAAAAGCACTAAAAATGCCGAAAATCTAGTTGATGATTATACCTATAAAATGATGACTGGATTAGATCGAGGGAAGAATAATTTCGATTCCTTTGCTAAAAATATATCAAAAGGATATGAGTCTTTATTGGATAAAATGAAAGACAATACTACTACTTTCTCTCAAAAGATAAGTGCATTATTTAGCTCTTTTTTTAGTCCAGATAAGATAATAGAAGAAGGGCGATTAGCCATTGGAGAGCGAATTACTCAATTAAAGTCTGACTATGTTAATGCACAGAATCAGTTAAAAGTATTAAGGAAATACAATTCTAAGGCAACACAGAAAGAGATCAATGACGCAGAAACAGAGGTAAACAAAATAGCTGGCATATATAAAAAAATAACGGGCAAAGAAATTAATAATCCGAAGGAGCATAACTCTATTGTAGATCAGCAAAAGAAAATCTCCGAACTTTTGGATAAGCAAAAACTTGAAAGGAAACGTAGAGATGAAGATTTGGAAAATCAGAATATTCAGTCTTATATTGATACCATAGCAGAGGGAGCAGATAAGATACGTAGACAAAGAGATCTAGACAACAAGAAGGAAATACAGGATTTAGAACGTCAGAGGGAAGATTACATTCGGACGGAGATCGAACTTCAGCAAAAAGCCTTTGACGAACAGGAAAATCTACGGGCGAAGCAGCGAAAGGATTATGAGAAGCAAACGTTTGATGCGACTGCGGTGAAAGTAGATACATCTGCTTTTGATTCTATAATAGGGAATGAACAGAAAAGACAGGCTATTGACTGGTATAAGCCATTGTTGAAACAGTATCAATCATATGCAGATCAACGGCTGGCTATTGAAAAACAGTTTAACGACGACATCACTTTGCTGCGAAAGGCTCGTGAAAAAGCTGAGAAGGCTGGAGATACCAATGAAGTTTCCCAAATAGACCGTTCCATAGCTAAAGCTATCTCCGACAAAGGAAAGGAACTGATGCAGCATGATTTTGATATTTTGAAAAAGTCACCGGAGTATGTACGTGCATTTGAGGATTTGAAGAATACTTCTTCGGAAACACTTAAGTCTCTGCTAGATCAATTAGAAAAGGTTAAAAGAGCTGCGGCGACGGTCCTTAATCCCGAAGAATTACGAGAATATACATCTACTATTCAGCAAATAATAGATGAGTTGGATAATAGAAATCCTTTTCAAGCATTAGCGGACAATCTAAAAACATTGCAACAAGCAGAGAAGGAACTTGTTGAAGCAAAAAAAACTCTAGATAAGGTAAATTCGGGCGAAAAGGTAGCATCAGGTACAACTCTTAATAAAAAAACAGGAAAAATTGATACTACTTATCTTTCTGCTGCCGAAGCCTTAAAGCGATATAATGCGGCCAAAGATAAGTCTCAAAAAGCTAATAACAACTTTGTTAAAGCGGAAAAAACAGCAAAAGAAAAAGTTGACGAACTTGCGAATGCAGTAAAAGGAATAGGTAATAGTATTAGTGGTACATCCGGCGAAATAATTTCTTTGATTGGCGATGTCGCTTTATTTACTACTGGAACAATTGATGGTATAACTAAAGTTGCTAAAACTGGCGCAGATGCTATGTCCGCAGTAGAAAAAGCATCTGTCATATTGGGAATTATATCAGCAGGTATTCAGCTTATGCAGCAACTAAATTCAATTCTTCCAACTGCTGATAATCAGTATGAGAAATTCGCTGAAAAGGTCGCAGAAATTAATAAGCTAACCGATGCTGTAAATGAGTACCGTATAGCTGCACTTGAAGCACAGCAGGCAGAAGCTAACTGGTTCTCTGAAGATAATCTGAATAACTTACGTGATTATAAGGAGTTACACGATGAAGTAGCGGAAGCGTATAAAAATAAAGCAGAAGAATCACAGGCTACTTATCAGAATAAAAGCGGTGGTGGATGGTTTACTAATTCATGGAATTGGTTTTTGGACAATACATATGGGAAAATTTGGGGTGTTGATTTTGCCCGAAAGTACAAGGAAGGGCAAACAGCGGCAGTAGACAACTTGCGCATAGAGACCAGATCACGTAAAAAAGGCTTCCTTGGTAGTGGTATTGGTGGGCGTTCTCAAGAGACAGAGGATTTGGTTTCGTGGGCAAGGAGTAATGGATTCGGTGAATTATTCGATAATGAAGGGTTAATCAATAAAGAAGCTGCTAATGCTATATTAAATCAATATGGTGATAAATTAGTAGGACAGACTAAGGAAACATTAGAGTCGCTAGTTGAACTTCGTGAAAAGTATGATGAATATTTAGAGCAGCTTCATGAATATGTAAGCTCTTTATATGAGCCATTAGTCGATAATTTCGTGGATAGCATTTGGGATTGGCTGGATAGTGGGAAAGATGCTTTAGCTAGTTTTAAAGAATACGCTTCTGATACATTCCGGGATATTGCAAATGATATGCTGAAAAGCATTGTTTTATCTAAGATATTCGGAGAGGGTGAAAATAGTTATCAAAGTAAGATAAATAAAGCGTATGATGATTATGCTAAAGGATTAATTGATGAAGTCGAACTAAACAGACAAGTATCAAAGCTTACGGCTGATCTAATGAAAAACGCTGAAGAACAACTTCCAGCTATACAAGGAATGGCAGAGAATATATCAAATACAATAAAGGATACAGCGGGGATTGATATTACTCAATCTGAATCTGCGTCTCAATCCTCTTCCCAAAAAGGATTTGCTGCCATGTCTCAAGATACAGGCGAAGAACTTAACGGTCGTTTTACCGCTTTACAGATATCCAATGAAGAAATAAAGAACTCCATGTTATCCATGTTGGTGTCAATGAACCTTATTTCAGTGACAGTCGGGAATAATAGCATAACCCTGACGGAGATAAGGAATCTTGCTATTTCTTCTAACAGTTATTTGGAAGATATAGCAGGATATCAGAAGAGAATCATAAATGAATTTGGTAATAAGTTGGATAGTATAAATAGCGGAATTAAACAATTTAATAATAAATAGAAGTGATAGTATTCCAATGAAAGAAGAATTATTCATAAATGGCAAGGATGCTTACGTAGAATGGGGAATAAGCATGGATGATACCTCATTATCTGCATTAATGACTCCTGCCCCTAGTAAAGCATTCATAGAGAATGAGAGCCGATTAGAGCATGGGAAAAGGGTAGTTATTGCCAATCCAAGGGTAGATGTGAGAAATCTAACCCTTCAGATCAATCTAACGGCTTCCAGTGAGGAACAATTTTTTGCTCGTTATAGCAGTTTCTGCGAGGAACTGGCTACTGGAGTTCTTGAAATAAAGACCAAGTATCAACCTGCTGTTGTATATAAAACGATCTATCAATCATGCAGTCAATTCAGCCAGTTCATGAGAGGAATAGGCAAATTTAGCTTAAAACTCAATGAGCCCAATCCTGCTTTAAGAACCTAATTCTTCACAATGCCTCGCTAGTGAAATATAGAAGCCTCAATATTTTGGGCTTCTTTTTCATATCTCCGAACTTTGGTGTCATGGACAAAGTGGATATCAAAGACATATTTGGAAACATACGCTATTCTACTCCAATTAATGAAGGTAGTAAGCGCAAATATCTCTTGATGAAGGAGGATTATATCACATTGAAGTTTTCATTGGATAATCCTGTACACTTCAAGTTAGGAGATGGTATAGATAACGAGTTAGGCGTCTTTGAACTTGTGGACTTGTATAAGCCTGCTTATAACACATCAACAGGTGGCTATGACTACGAACTCCGTCTTGATGCTTACTATTGGAAGTGGAAAAACAAGAAGTTTTTCTATAGTCCTGATAGTGGAAGTCGTGAAGCAGGCTGGAATCTTACCGATACCTTAAAGGTTCACATGGATGTATTTCTGAAGAACTTGGAAGTCCTGGGTTATAAGTACCATGACAAAACGTTTAAATGCGAAATAGACGAAACAGTAGATACTTCTTCTAGATTGATCTCATACGAAAACGTTAACATGATCGATGCTCTCAATCAAATGGCTGAGAGTTTTGAATGTGAGTGGTGGGTAGAGGAAGAAGTGATTCATTTTGGTCGTTGCGAGGATGGCGATCCTGTTGACTTCGAACTAGGAATGAATGTCAGCAAGATGGATAGAAGTGATAGCCAAGATTCATACGCAACTCGTATTTATGCGTTTGGGTCAACACGTAATATTCCGGCTAATTATCGCAAAAAGTTGATCTTTGATGTCAAGCAAGTAAACGGACGTGATATTTCCGATACATCGAGAGTACTTGATATGAAGTATTTCTCTTCTGATGATCAGATCGAAGAAAAGTTTAAGGCATCTGTCAGAACAAGCGGGTATGTAAAAGGAGGAGTAAATGACTTAAATTATGAGTTGCTATCTAGTAAACCTGTTGGTGGTACTTACGCAATGAATAGTAAAAGCGTTTCTTTCAATATAGGAACAATGGTCTATCCAGCTGGTTCTCCTGTTGAAAGAGAGTATTTGCCTTCTGGAATATATAGTTGGAGATGGCAAATCCGATACAAAGTCAATGACGTAACGAGAGTATATGGTCTTGGAGGAAATGTACGTACTATCTATGAAAATCGAGAGAAGGAGTTGACAGACAATATAACCATTGATAGCGACATAAAGATTGAACGCGGAGCCACAGATTTAAAGCTATATGTTGTCTTTCAGCTTCCATCTTCTATATCCTCTACATTGATACTTGCAGGATCTTCCGGAGATATCACTTTAGAGAATGTTAGTCAATCGGCTAGCGCTTCTGTAACATTCATTTCTGGTGAAAATGCAGGGAAGTCATTCAATGCTGTGTACAATCCGGATTTCTTTACTGGCGAAGCAGCCAATGTGCTGCGTTTGCCGGAAGGTATTACCGCTTCTCTTGGCGACACCTACACAATTGATAACATTGTAAAAGGTAATGTCCCATCTATATATTTCTCAGATGACAAAGGTTCTCAGACTGCCGAAGGTATTGTAACCAAGCATTTGATGATGCCTGAAGGCGTACCATATATTGATGCCTATGAAGGTATGACAGAGGAGGAAGCTGTAGAGCAGATCGTTATTTTTGATGATATCTATCCTAGAAGTGAAAAACTGACGGGTATGGTAACAACTCATACATATACTGATACTATAGATAATCCGGATGGAACAAAAACGTCAAAAGATTGGTTGGCATGGAGATTTAAAGATTCGGACCTGGGATTCCATTTCTCAAACGAATATCGCTTGGACGGAGAGGAATTAAGAGTGGCGTTTCAATCAGGCCCTTTAGCCGGCATGGACTTTGAAGTAACATTCAATCCTTACGATTCAGCCGGAGGTGACAAGTATCAGCCTGAAAAATCAGAGGACGGCACCTGGAACAAAGATGCGCAAGTCTACGAGATCAAACGTAATGATGATTATGGCAGAATGCTTCCTGATGACTTCCTACATCCTTCTAAAGATGGCGGTGACACATATATTCTCTATGGTTATGATTCCCAATTTGTATCCGACAAGCTTATTCCTGACGCAGAGAAAGAAGTCGAGGAACGGGCAAGAGAATATATTGAAGAACTTAAACAGGACCCTTCTACTTACAATACCACCCTGATGTCGGATTATATCTATGGTATTAATCCTGAAACGGGTAAACAAGATCCCGACTTTGCCAAGAGTTTCACCGTTGGTCAGAAAGTGAACCTTATTAATAAGGCATACTTTGAAGAAGGTCGTATCTCTCGTATCATAGGGCTTGAATATAACCTTGATATCCCTTATGACTCTCCGATATACACTGTCGGAGAAACAGCTCCTTATTCTCGTATTGGCGAGCTTGAAAACAAGATCGACTCTCTTACATACCGGAAGGAAAAGAGCAAACAGCAAGTAATTAATAACGGGAGCTCTTCTTCGGGTGGAGGAAGCACTATCGCAAAGTTAATACAGACTATAAATGTAACATCCAGTAATGTAGGATATATAAAGACCGGGGATATGATTCCGGCTGGAACTACATTGGAAGAGATCTTTATTAATATGCTTTCTCAAAAGGCTTCAGCAAAATTAGAAGGGAAACTGTCGTCTTCTAATGATGTTGAATTTGGTACCCAGAAAGGCTATATCACTTATACAGCATATCAAAACGGTCAAGGCCCTATGGAACAAGCTTATTATGATAATAACCCTAACAACAAACTAATTTTTTCGGAAGAAGTCGGTGGCGTGCAGACTACAACGAGACAACTGCAAGGTAATTACACACAGGGAGAAACCTATTTTGCTACAGTCATATATGCTGCGAGTGAAGATGGTTCGTTGCCCAAGAAAGAATTGACTAGCAAGATCACCGTGAATGTCAAACGTAAATGGTTCGCCGGCGTGTGTTCTTCTATTCCTCAATCCTCTGCCGACGTGCGAGCACTAGGATCTAACGGCATATATAACGGTCCCGGCACCTATAAATTTCCTGTAGGACAATGGAAAATGTTTGTGATCTGTATTCCTGCTGATACAATTAAAGATTTGACGCTAACTGCTTATCCTGGGAATTTCATCGAAGACAGAGGGGTCTGCTCAGGACCAATTGAGATATCGGTGGAAGGAGCAAATAACAGTGAAGCGATAAAATACAAGATGTGGATCGTGCAGTCTATCATGGCAAATGACTCTGATACGTTCACCTTTAAAACAGCATAAAGATGAATAAAAACAACTTAGTTAATGTACTGCTAGCCGGTTTAGCATCTTTAAATATACCGGGTGCTAGTCTAGCTATCCAATACCGTAGAACGTCAGACCGCCCGATTGACGCTACTGAAACTTGGAATAGTATGGAAGATGCGTTAAGATATGCACGTAACACAGATGAAGAAGCGTATGTTCCCTATCGTGGGCAAGTTATATCGATTGATGGTGATAAGAGTTTGTATTTGTTAGTAGAGGACGAATCTATTTCTAAAGAGGACGGAAGAAACCATTTTAAGTTACACAAAATTTCTACTGAAGAAGTAGCAGACGCGAAATATCTAAGTAAGGTCGTAGAGGATACAGCTGAAAAACTGATTCATTTTAAAGGTGGAATTGATGTTATAGGAACTTTGACGGCTTGTATCGCAAAGTTTTCCGGTGATATTTCTTCTTCTGACTATGCAGCTAAGCTGTTAGGATGGATTATCAATGCTTCCGGGGAAGCAGAATTTAAGTCGGTTCATATACGCGAATTTCTTGAGGCTGATGAATTAAGGTATAATCGTGTATCTGTTATATCGGGTGAGGAATGGAATGCTCCGGGCGGTGGGATTATTGAAAAGGTAGACGAAGCTAACAGACTTCTCTATCTTAAACTAGAACCGGGCGAATTAGCAAGTCTTGAAACAGACGACATCTGCAAAGGCATATTTAATAACCGGACTGGATTCCAGACAGCCTATTTCCGAATAACAGAGAAATTAGGCAATTCCACGTTTAAATATGTGCTAAGGAGTGGATTCTCCCATCATCCTACTAAATTGATGCATTTTGTCGCTTATGGTAACTTCACGAATAAAGACCGACAAAAGTCTAGCTACTCAACACAAAGTTATTCCCGCTACTTAACAAGAGTGAACGATTGGGAAATTGCGTCTGACATGATCGTGATGCAGCTAGGTGATCTGTCTAATTTGAAACTATTTGGAATTGACATGACCGGACACAGTGCTTACCTGCGTCACATCTATATGACAGGAGTAATCAAACAGATCTCCGACGATGGGGTAACAGAAAGTCGCGTCCCTTGCTTCAAAGGAGAATGGGCGATGGGAACTTACTATTATTATGACGAAGTAACTCACAATGGCTCATCATGGCTATGCATCTCTGATAAGCCAACAACACAAGAGCCGGAAGAAAACGCAACGGACTGGCTGGAAAAATCGGCAGCAGGAAAAGATGCGGTAACAGTCAATATCCTAAGTTCAAACGGGAATATATTCTCCAACAGGGCAATCTCTACAACTCTAACAACCTATGTTATGAAGGGAGATGCTGATATTACCGAAAGCATTCCGGCTTCCCGCTTTTCGTGGGAGAAGAAAAGTAACAATTCGGATACCGATAAGATATTTAACGAGACGCATGTCGGGCACGGGCATGTACTTATACTTACCCCGGATGATGTTTGGGGGCGTGCAACATTTAATTGTATTGTTTCACTTTAAAGATTATTATTATGGAAGAAAAAAATTGTAGAGTTGCTGAAACGGACAAGCGTAATCCCGGTCAGCCTTTAAGTAAAGTATCATTGTCGGATATAGATTTAAGTAAGCTCCCCCCCGGCACACGGATTCTTCAAGAGGGACCACCAATGATAATAGATATTCCCGACGAAGAGCTTAGGAAATTGCATGAAGCTGCCGCAAAATCTGGTCGCGGAGATGATCCCGGAAAAATGGGACCTATAGGTAATATTTCATAATAATTAAGTTTTTAACGTGGAAATACAAAAATAGTAGTAACAAATTAATAATCAAAATTATGCCAATCGCAAGAGGACAAATTACCATCGTCGATTTAAACGATGCAAAATCAGTGAGTATGTATTTGGGAAGCAATCAACCACTCACTCAAATCTTTAACAAGGAAAACAGTTCTTATGTACCGAATTGGACGGCTTCTCCGTTCCTTGTCATTACTCCAGAACTGTATGTCTCCGGTACGACTACGAATGTAATCAGCCGATTGAAGGCAGCACCAACTTACACAATTAACGGTGGTGCTATCAGTGCATTTGGCGGTACGGTTACAGCTACTTCGCCTTATGCGCTTACTATCAAGAATAACATGACTAGCGCATCGCAGTTAAAGATAGAATGTTCCGGTATTTATGTTGACCCCGATACGAAACTTGAAACTCCTGTTAAGGCAGTTATCAACTACACCAAAACGGAGAACGCCGGACAGCTTATTTGCGCGATAGCCTACGCTCCAAAGGGGAATGTTTTCAAAAACGACCAATCCTCAACGTTAACGGCACATTGTGACATGTGGCGAGGTAGTAGGATCGATGCTGATAAGGTTGCCTATCAGTGGCACAAATTAAAATTGGACGGGACTTGGGAATCTCTAGCGGCTTCAAATGCTTACGGTATTACAGGCACAACCACGAACGAGATTACTATTCCGGCTAGTGCTGTTCTCAACTTCGAATCGTTCAAATGTATTATCAAAGATACGGATACAGCGAGCGGCACGTATAACACGTCAGTAAGTGACATTATTTCGTTTTCTGACCTATCCGACCCGTATGTAATCGAAGTATCATCAACTACCGGTGACAAGTTGGTAAACGGCCAAGGAAGTACGACTATCAATGCCAAAGTATGGCAAAATGGAGAAGCATTTGCTGACAGTGCGGCTGATACCAAATTCACTTTCGACTGGAAGAAGTATAAGAAGGACGGAACACAAGATACTGCCTGGGGGACAAGCGGAGTTAAAACGGGAAAATCTATCACTGTCACAGCGTCAGAAGTCGATGTAAAAGCAACATTTGTAGTTGAACTTTCATTAAAATAATGACATGATAGTAGCAAGGGGACAAATAACGATCAGTATAGTAAAGGACGGACAGTATCCAGTGCAGGAATATGCAAAGTCTACGTCTGGTACTGTTGCACCTGCAAGTGGATGGAGTAAAACTCCGCCTGCTTGTGCCACGAATGAGTACCTATGGGTGAGAGCGGGTGTAGTTATTCCTCCGGCTACATCTCCTGCTTCGTGGTCAACTGTTCGTGTAGGTGCCATAAATGGTGCAACAGGTGCGACAGGTCCTAAAGGTGAAACAGGTCCTACCGGATCGCAGG